CAGGATAGACAGCTTCCGCTGCACACCACACCAATATATGGTGGGTGAGCGCGAATAGAGGCCATGCTGCATAGAAGCCAAGCGGAGATCCGACGGTAAACGTTACGGATCCCACCGATTTGGTCAGTGGCCTTCCTACTAAGATGTTGAGCGAACCCAAACACCCTTCAGAGACCATCTGCGCTATCTCCTTACCGAACAGCATACACAAAACTGTCCCCATAAAGAAACGAGGCCATCGGTCGGTGGCTGATTTTAGATCATATGATGCCACAAACCGGCGGCCCATCACATTACGGATGGGTTTGTGTTGGTCAAATGTACCATCCCCAGGCAAGGTCCTGAGGATGGACATTAACCAATCGCCATAAGGTCGGAGAAGTCGTTGTATGATATAGTTACCTATAATAAACAAACGACGCTTCCCTGCGCCTGCCATTGACGAGGCGACCTTTGCTATAGGCAGAGATACTCTTTCAGATGGATCCTTTTCGTTGTCTTCGATCCATATTGTCTGGATCTTAACACCGAAGCGGAGAACCTCAAGAAATTGAAGTCTGTCTGTAACAAAGTCTTCCTTCGGCAGTGGATATACCACAAAGGTATCTGCCAAAGGAAGCATGGAATTAGGCTGAGTGTCAATCGCATGCTCCATCTTAGCGAGCATTGCGTTGAAGACAGCCATCTCCGTACCGAGAGTATCGAAGAGAGAAACAGGAGGTCGTTTAGACCCAGATTTCCTCAAGATACCCCCGGTCGGGGTTGATTTCCATGTCGGAACCCACCTCAGTCCCTGGTGAACGGGACGGGTAGACAGATCGGGTAGATACCTTGACAGAACATCTTTGATCATTGGAACAAGTCCAAGAACAAAGTTGACTGTCTTGGCCAAATCAGGGGATGGATCTAACAAAGAATCGAAAGTCTTTGCCGTGACCCTCGGAGCGAGCAACACCACTCGACTCAACGAGAACCACGATAAATAGATCTTAACCGCCCGATCCCCCCTAGGACCGCCTTCTCTAATCACCTTACGGTGAAAAGATGGGATGATCCTAGGGAGCCCAGTCCGGGTCAATGACACTTGAGGCTTCAGAAGTTCATGGGAGTAAGAGTCCTCACCATAGTACTTCTGCAGGACGACGGCACACTGCTTAAGATAAAGCGCGGTGTGCAGTAACCCTGATTTTCGCCTCAAGCGGGATACTTGCTG